GCATGACTGTCAACGTGCATCTTTGCACACTCATCAACATAGTTACTCAAATAAAATATGTTCATACTATCTTCCTACCATATGTTTATATGTGAAACAACGGTCACGTTCTTTATAGTATTCTTTATTTCGCACATCTCTTTTGTCTGGAGCATCATTTAACAAAGATTTAATGTCATTATCTGTAAACATAACAATGCGATGTGAAAATTTCAAATCAATATTTTCTGAAAACCACTCCACCCAATCTGGATTATCTTTGAAAAACTCTCTAGTATCATCCATTGTCATACCATAGTTTTTTAGAAATACACAATCCAATCTATGTATAGTTTTAATCATGTATCTTTCATCTTCTACTATACGTTCTTGTTGTTCGGCAACCATATCTAAATATTCACCTTTAGCATATTCTTTTTCTAATTCCATCTTTTGCAGTTCATCTTCCCAAGTCATTGGAATTTGATTCTTTTCCCACTCAATAAATTCTTTAGTTTTACCGCCGCCGGATGTAATTACCATACCATTACCAACATGGTGTTCTTTTTTTATATGCCACCGTTTACCCCTAAATTCATCCATTTCACTTCTCCCATCTATAAAATATATGATCTTCAATTTCGATAGTTTTAGTTTTCGTCTTTGCCCAGGCTGGTTCTACATAATCTGCATGATAATGTGTTGCACCATCTGTTACATCCAATAGTGTTATTGTACCATCAACTAGTCCAGATGTAAAGAGAAAAATATTATCAAATGTTTCCATATCATTAATACGATCTGATTTACCATCACAATACCAACTGAACTGGCATCTGTGTTTAATAGGAATCATAACCGTCTGATCCTTCCAACTTGGTCTTGATGGGCCTTCCTTGACAACCTCACACACCGTATTAGGAAAACGTGGATCTGATACACGATTAAGTGTTACAGACATAACTGCCATCTGTCCAACTTTGGGTTGATTTCGTGCCTCGTGATATACATTCTCTGCGAGACAGTATGCCTCATCAGCCAGAAAGGAGTCAACAGAACTATCTGTCGCTCCCTGTACTGGTGATGTTGCAACTATTAACGAAAAAATCAGTTCATTCAACATTATTGTGTCAATACCTTCATGTTGTTTTCTGATTCGATGGCATCATTGTCATGTTGTTCATTGACAGATTCATCAAGTTCTTGCCATGCTTTGGTAGAACGAATCTTTGAAAGAAGCATTCTGTCTTTTCGCAGACGATTCATAATAATCTTGTTCGCCTCTTTATCAGAATACTCTAACAGAACATAGGCACGATACTTAGGCCCATTAGAAACAATTTCTGTTTCTGTAACACGATACCCAGCAACATCAACATCTGCAATGATGTTCTTTGTTGCCTTCTCTACTTCAGACATTACTGATGCAGTTTCTTCATTACCAATCTTTGCAACGAAAGATTTGGTTTGAGAACGAACACGACCATTGATTCGGTCAGCGAGTGTAGTCTTTGCATTCAATACCGCAAGATCAATAGACAACTGTAAGTCTGTAGTTGCTGATGTTCCTGTGGAATAGATTGCAGTTTCGCTCTCTGGCATTTTCTTGAACCAATCAGGCATAACCTCAATCTGTTCATTTACCACTTTTGATTTGTAGACATATGTTTCTGTGTCTACTACAGAGTTTGGTGGAACAGTCATCGCTGTCTCCACTACTTTATTGGAACTACAAGCACCAAGCATTGCAATCGCTCCAAGTAACATGACTTTTTTCATTATTAAACCCCTTCCAGTAAGTCCACTAAGTCATCACGAATGCCGGACTCTACAAATACATCAGAGAGTACCGACCCTATCTGTGGGTAATATGTTACCATAACAACACCCAACACAATTCCAATTATAACTTTAACCATTAGTAACAGTCCGTTCCACCAGTATTCCAGTTTGCATAACACTTGCCTGGTTGTTTGCCGTTATTAAATCCAATTGTAAACCCACCAATATTGATAGTTTTATTTCTATTTGGTATATACTGTACCACAGGCGAGTGTGTTGTGTCAATAACTTTTTCAGTAATAACTGGAACACCCTCTTGTATTACACTTTCTTGCGGCAAAGATTCGACAACTTGTACATTTTCTTGCGACTTAGTTGAACAGTTCATCTCTGTCTTTGCAGATAGTATCTCTGGTGATACTTGAGAAATAATAGACTTCTTAGCGTTCACTGTGGCACTGTCACAAGCATCGTTCTCAGTCATATCAGGCCCGAACACATAAGAACCCTCAGCGGGGTAGGTCTGTCCATTAATGGTGACATCCATAGACATTACACACTTACGAGTGTCCTCAACATATGGAAACACATTTCGTTCAATATTCTCTGTCTTTTCGATTTGTTGTGTCCAGTTAGTTTGAACATCCTTCACATAATCACATGGTGTATCGGCAACCGCATAATTGCAACTTGCAAGTCCTATTACACCAAATGTTCCAATAACAAATTTACTTACCATTTAACCAATCTCCTACTATCTCAACTGGGCATCTATCTTGATATTTGCACATCTGATATATTTGAGTGGAAGTTTCTATTGCTGAACATCCACTCAATGTTATTATAACAACCATACTAAAAAGGTATCGTATCATCTGTCATCTCAAAACCAACTAGATTCTGTGATACAGATTTGTTCCAATCCCAAGTAGCACCACACTCCTCTTGAGCATTCTCAATAACCTCACCGGCATAACTACCGAATGACCAACCAAACTTTTCGATGGCCTTCTCAATAATTACCTTTGGTGATTCCATTAACTCACCATCACTAGAATAGAAGTCATAAACAAAATCTTCTACATCCATCATCATATCTTTCACTGCACCCATTATATACTCCTCTGTTCAAAAAGGGTTTCCACTAAATTCTCTACCATCTCATCAATGATAGTATTTCCAGAAATTCCAGCCCTATCCACTGCATTCTGAAACTGAGCAATTGTCATTGATTCTACCTCATCAAGAATAGAATCTTTGACTTGTTCATTCACTAGGTTACTCATTATACAATCTCCTCAAAACCAGCAAACGCAACTTTATACTTCTTAGTTCCCATCAAAATCTGATCACCAACTGAAGTAGAACGAATACCCATTCCATCAACAATCTCACCCATAACAGTTACATCATCATTACCATCTTCTGGCATCTTCAATGACCAACTATCAAAGATGTTCTGTGTCCAACGGTATGCATACTCTAGAGCATCATTACCAGTACGTTCACCAACATCTACAAACGCAACAGTGCGTGGGGTTTCTTCAAACGCAGTGTGAATTACAGCAACTTGTTTCATAATATATTCTCCTCTTTTCTCACTCTACATAGTTATAATAACAAATAGTCAATAGTTTGTCAAGAACTTTTGTAATATTTGTTGTAAATTATTTTTATTTTATCTAACTCTGGATGTT